TGCTCTTCCGATCTGCCTGAGTAATACCACCAGTGGAATTTACCTCAGAAACTTTCATAATACTTCCATAACCTTGGAAGTTATTAATGTTGTAAAGATCTCCTACTTTAAAACCAGTTCCAGGTGCTTCAACTTTTAATGAGGCTGTTGTTGGTAAAATTAAACCATTAAAAACCAAATTATTATTGTTGTCAAGATAACGTAAGGTATCACCAACAGAAATATTACCAAAGAAACGACGATCAATGATAAACTCATAAGTGTCATCAGAAATTCTAATTGCGCGATCTACTTCAACTTCAACATATTGTCTACGATCTACAAGAACACGAACTACTTTAGATTGAGTAACAACGTCTACTAATTTACCAACAATATCTTGTGGGCTACCAACTAAAATTTTAACAAAAATTGAAACGTCTTGATTCCATTTACCATCAGAAGCACGTAGCATCTGAGTAGATGGATAATTGATTGTAATGTCTTTATTGAATAAAATTCTAAACAGAAGTTTATATGATGCTTCACTACCCTTTGATAGATAAAGATCTTTAATTCTTGATATTAAAAATCGTTCATCAACAGTTGAATACGGTATCTTTGCTGCTAATTCGTCTTTAAAATATGTAATGAATGAATCAAGAGTAGTATCAATATCTCTTAATGTGGTAGGATCTTTCTGCGTTGTTTCTAAAAACTCGTAATATGCTTTTAAAAAATCAACGAATGTTTGATACTCATCCCTGATAAACTCAGGTAGCTGTGATGCTACTATTGATGAGACTTTAGGTCTTGTAATCATTATGAACGACTAGGAGTAAATGTATAGTTATAACCACCACGCAAGTCACCAGAAGCAGTTGGGTCTGGGAGCGCAGTTACTGTTAAGTGATCTTTAGCAATTTGAGCAATTTGAGTCAACGCTGATACTACGTCATTTGATGATGGGCGAATAGAGATTTCTAAGTCAATATCAGCAAGAGCAGTAATATGTAAGTTCTTAATATCAATAACGCCATTGGTATAATCAATATTACCAATTGTTGGATTTACAATAATTTTAATACCATTAGATCCATAACGATAAAGACGAACATAAGTAACCCCATCGTCATCAAGATAGTGTAATTCATCGCTACCTGCAATATAGAAACCAGTGCTTTTAAATGATTCTTCTGGTTGTCCAGAACTCCAAATTGGATTAATTAGATTTAATATATACTGCGCTGAAGTATTGTAACGAACATTTAATTGTCTACGTAACAATACAGTGGTAATGTTATTAGTTATAGACTGATCAGAATTATCAATTAACTTACTGAGTTTAGAATATCTGAATACACCATCAAAACGACTCAATTCATTTGCATTATATGCATTTACAGTATTAGTAACAACGGCTGCAATTTCTGACGCTGTCTTTGAAGTAGCCTGTTCATTATAATAAACAGTAACATTCAATGCAATATTAATATATTCTGGATCAACAATAACAGGTTGAACTGATACAACATTTCGTTGATCTAAAATTGTTGCAATCAATGCTGCTTTTTGAGTTGTTGTTAATTTATCTGCATCTTTTGGTTTTACGCAGACATAAACCTTACCATAAACTGGAGGATTATTATCCTCACCACCCCAACAAGTTACTGAGGCAGCATCAGAGAACTGTGAGTAAACAATTGATTTATAATCATCTGGGGTCACTGCTCTATTCTGAGAAGCGTACATTCTTGGAGCATTAAAACGAATGCTATCGATATCTTCTGCTGGTGCGCCATTAGCAGCAATACCAGTTGTAGTGATAGAGATTGATGCTCCAGAAATTAGAGTTCCACCTCCATATGTAAATTGACGTGCTTTATTTGGAGCATCTAAACTAGAAACGAAATAATTTAAGTGGACAATATTACCAGTATCTAATTGCATACCAAGGTTGCCATCACCGAATGTTAATTCGTATAAACCTTCATCAATCTCCTTTACCCAAAAACATTTTGTTGTGGAGTCAACACCAATTAATGTTTCAGCTTTAGTAAATGTAGTATATACTGATGAAGAAGCGGAATCTTGAATTCTTACTGTTAATGTATTTAAATCAATCGCTGAGTTTGGGATAATGTAACGTGTATTAGTTCCAACAGTAATATTAAATGTTAGTGGAGTACCTTCAGTAATTACCAAATTACTAAAAGTAAATACACCAGTTGAACTTGTGCCAAAAACAGATCCAGTAGTATAGAATGTGTAGGAAGCGCCATCAATAGTGGTAGTAAAAGGAGTATATGCTGGTAGTGTTAAAGTAGTAGCACCAGAAGAAGGGGCTGATACAGTAAGAGTAATTGTTGCTTTGGCGCAAGTGGCAGATCTTGGTGAGTAACCAAGCATCTTTGAAAGGGAAACTACGCTGTTACGTTTTCTTGCGGAATCAAGGAACATCTCATTGATAGCAAGGTTATTATAAAGAGCATTGTAGTGAGTGTTATAAGCCAGAACGTCTAATAGAACAGACATGGCGGAACCCTCAAAATCATAATCTTGAAATTCAGATTGTCCACTTAGGAATGTTTTTAAGTTTTTCTTAATGTCATCAAAATCTAGTGTTGTGACATTAATCTTTTTATTTGAAGTTGCCATTTATCGTGTTCTCTGTAGCGTTAAATCTAGCGTGATTGGAGCAGTCGTATTTAATATTGTAAATTCAATAGTAACATTAATAGTCTGATCATCTGAAGCTACGACGCAAATTATATCAATGATGTTAACTCTTGGTTCAAACGAGGTGATAACATCCTGTATTGTTCTTTTTAACATGGCGCCAAGCATTGGAGATGCTGGTTCAAATAGAAGTTTTCTAATTGGGCTACCGATCTCACTATGAAATGGTCTCTCATAGTTACCTGTTAAAATTAAATTCTTTAAAGCATTCTTTACAGCATCCTCATCATAACGACGAGTAACATCTAATGTCACGGGATTTTTCGTGAAATTAAAGTCTAAATCGGAGAATGTTCTTGTATTATTTGCCATATTCTTATTTAGGTTATTCTACTGAGGTCTTTGCAGAACCATCTTTAACTTTATCACCATCCGCTATTAGATCTCCAACTCTTGCAGCAGCCTTACCTTCAAAGAAGGTTTTTGATGCACCTGATGATATTTGTCTAAGTGCACCTGAATGGGTAGTACTTCCCTTAGTATGAGGATCAAATTGATCACCAACTGTTCCTATTAAACCCTCAGCTACATAACTCTTTTTACAGTTAATCTTAGTGTTTAATCCTGTTCCTGTCCAAGTTGGTTCACCCTCGGACATGGCACCCTTATATGTTAACTTTGCCATTATTTTACTACGGCTGCAGGAGGAGTTATAGAATCAACTAAAACAAAACCACCTTTAGGAAATGTTCCTTGGTATGATTTATCATTAAGCATAGTAAATGCTTGTTTTCTTTGTGTTTTTCCGTATCCCAAATGAACCCAAACCTGTCCTTGGTAACGATACTCTAAGATACATTGATCGTAAGGTATTACTTTTTCCAACTTCTGAGCCAATTCATAAGTCTCTCTTAGAGATTTTGATAATAATGCTACATCAATAGCAAAACCTTTACAATGAGAAGAGTTAGGAGATTCTGTTTTAATAACACCTTTTAATCTATATCCAGAAGTAATCATCCATAATTTACCTCTTCCACCGATTCCTCCTGGAAGAACTTCTAATGCTGGTTCAAGAATATTTTGAGCAGTCTGCGCAAGATTACAAACAATTTCCTGTACAGTATATGTTCTTATTTTACCATCATCGCCAGTTAACTGTTGATCAACTAACTTATGCTGACCATTTAATCCACCAGCCATTAACATACCCAAAGTGAAGTTTTTGGACATTCTATAATCATCAGTAAAGTTTGTTGTATTGTAAATAATTTTACAATCAGTTGGTATTACTGTATTAGTGCCCCCACCTGGAGTAGTTGGAGTTTCTGAAACTACTGCTGGAGCAGGATTTGGAACACCACTATCTCTAGATTGTTTGGCAGATTCTGCTCTTCCTTCTGGTGTTGAATAGTCCTGTGGTGTTTCAGCTGAAGCACCTTCTGCTACTCTACGATCAGGAGGAATTAATTGAGGTACTGTTGGATTCAAAGGATCTCCAGCATCTGGAGGAGTTAATGTAAAATCTTCAACATCTTGCGCACCAGAAGCGCCATTACCAAAATTACCTTGACTATAATCTGCATTAAGATTACCACCAGCAAGAATATTCATATCCTCGGCAGATTCAATTTCAATAGCATTTGATTTAATACTTGTTCCTTGACCAGCCTGTACAAAGAAATTATTCGATGATTTCATTGTAATATTATCAGCAGCAATATCTAATTGGCCAACAGCCTTTAGTTGCATATTACCACCGACTGCTAATGTAACGTCGTTGGCAGCACCAACGTCTAGATTATTACCAACTTTAATAGTAGCATTTTGCGCCACTTCGATATTAGCATCAGTTCGGCAGAAAATGTTTGCATTACCATCAACTGTTAAGTTACACTCACCACCAATCCAAACAAAACCATTACGCTCAGTAATCATAAAGTTATCACCAACAATATAATTAGTCTGTGTTCCCATTGGATCTATTTCGTGATATGTCCCTGCTCTATGATAAGTGTGGATGCGTTCATATCCAGGTGTATCATCAAATTCTTGAATGTGACCAGCTTCTGATTCATAAACTTTATTGTATGGATACTGTGCGCCATATGATGGTAGATTTTGGTCCCATGTACCTTGATCTACTGCTTTTGGTACACCTTTGCGAATTGAAGAATCTTTTTTCTGTACGATAGTACCTTCAACTAAACCACGAGCCAAACGATTTGTATCTGGCTCACCAATATAATCTTTTAATGGATACTTATTATTTGGATCTCTAAATCCAGTATTATCTGTTCCATTAGCAATTGATGCTTCTGATGGTCCAGGTGTTGGATTACTTCCATCTTTTGGAGGTTCAACTGCAGGTGGGTTAGCATCTTTCTCTACTGCGCCACCAGCACCATCACCATAAAAATATTCATAATATTTTAATTTCTTTGCTGCAATATCTGGTGAGTTTACACCAACCGCTTTCTTTGCTGCGTAAAAATAATCTGGATGTGCATTTGGCTTAACACCAGCTGGAACACGATCTTTAATATACAGAGCAGCGACTAATGCTGATACATTAATATCAGCATCAAGTGAATCTGGATTATTTACAATATCAATATTCAAACCCATTTTGTTCGCTAAATCTTGATATCGTTTATAGTTACCACGACCAGTTAATTGAATAAATCCACGACCAAAATACTTACCACCATCGGCATCAGTCTGATTTCCTAAAAACCCCTTACCACGAGTAGTTGGTCCATATACCCAACTAAAAAATTGTTCTCTAGTAACACCTTTCTTTGGCGCATCAGAATATTTTGCTGCAGTTTCTGCAGTTGTAAATGAGTATATTTGTTTTAAACGAGACTCACTATAACTAAATCCTTCAAGTTGAGGGATCCATCCAGATTCACCACCTGCGATACCAAGTAAGGCGCATTTCTGTTCTTTAGTAGTTAAGCCAACTTTATCACAAGCTGCAATAAGTGCTTTAATACCATCAGATGCTTTACTTGCATTTGATGAAGACTTTGGTGGAGGAACAGTTGGGATTGAAGTATTTGTTGAGTTTGATGCAGGAGAAGCTGGAGTAGTTGCGCTTGGGGTAGCTGGAGTAGTTTGAACAGGAGTACCATCGCCACTAACAACTGGATTTCCATTACTATCAGTTAAAACATTAGATGCTTTACTTTGATTTACTGCAGCTACGTTTGTTGCTGCAGGTTTAAATGTGATAATATTTTCACCATAACCAGTAACTTGTTCGCTAATAGTTATTTGAGTTGATGAGTCTATAGAAACAATAGTACAATTATTTGAAAGACCAAACCCAAGGACTTTCATATTAGCAGCTAATCCATTTGTAAGATTAGTTCTGTTCGTTTCTTTATCAATAAAGGTTAGTTGTTTTCCAGTAACTGGACCTTCAATAGTTCGAAGAATAATATCTTTAATAGCATATGATTGAATAGCAGTTGCGCTATCATCATCAGCAATTGGTTGTGGTGCTTGGGGAATACCACCAACCGTGCCAAGCATAATTGGTTGCTGCATATCATCATCAGCAAACATAATAATAACAGTGGTACCTTCAACTGGACCAACTGGAGTATAACCAATACCATTCATGGCTGCAGAACCAATAGGCTGAACTGGAGTTGCCCATGGTAATTGCTGAGATGGGAGTTGGTTTTTATCGTGGGTGTGCAACCCTACAATACGAACCTGACAACGACCAAGTTCTAATGGGTCTGAACGACTTTCAACTACACCTGTATAAAACATTATTTCTTCCCATCAATATTTAATTGTAAACTATCTTTGATCAATTCCATATGGCACTCATGGCGCTCTCTAGTTACGTAATGATTAATTGCAGAGATAATATAAAAACCAGAAAACATTTTATCAACTAAATCTTGATTATCATCTTCTTTGCTTACTGGTTGAGTCTTGTTTAAAGTAACAGAAACCTTCTGCCCAACTGTATAGTCTGATCTTCCTGGAACTGTAATTTCAATCTTACTGGCTTCAGCCAACTTCATTAATGAAATGCGTTCTTGTGCGTATTTGTAATTAGTAGCATCACCAAAACCACTGAAGTTAGCATTATCTCTTGGATAATTTAGTATCAATGAGTTGGATCTAAAAATAGCATTATCACCAATTAATTTATTTGGGTTCAAGTGTTTTAGTTTTTCGTACTTATCTCTTATATTATAATTTTTAGCATTGTATATTTTTCTATTTAAATCATAAGAAACTAATTTAGACGAATACATACCACCACGAATCTTACTCATGTAATCATAACCAACTGGAATTGCGACTTCATCTATTCTTCTAAAATCTTCTTCTACATTTCTAGCATCACCACCATTTGGTAGAGAATCTCTAGTGTAGCCGTCTTTAGTGAATGACTGGTATAAACCATTAGTATAAAGAGTATCTAGTGATATAAAATAAAACCCATATCGGTTTTCAAAGAACACATAGTTTGGAACATCATTTTTATTTACTGCGCCATCAGTAACAAAGTTAATGCACTTGGATGGCGACCAAAAGTTTGATATAAATTTAATTTGCTTATCTGTTGGTTCAACAAATATTTCTTTCTTAGTCTGCAAACCATTTACATTATCAGTAAGCAATGACTTAATAATTTCTTCTGGTGTTCCAGAATATACTTTACTAATCTTCTTGTTTAAATCAATAACAGCTTCTGGTGAAATGAAGTGTAAAACATATGAAACCAGTTTGTCACCAAGCAATACTCGGTCAGTCATCTTATAGATGTAAAAAGTACCACGGATATTCTTTTTCTCATTGAGAGTTGGGGTTACAATCTCAATCTCAACCATCTCTTCACCAACGAATGGGAAAAGGTTTACTAAGTCAAATGATTCTCTTACTGTTAATGAACCAGATATAAATGGTGAAAATATATCTTCATAAACAGTAATGGCGATTACCTGAGCAGCGATATCCTGTCTCAATCCGCCACTGGTAAATATGTCGCATTTCTCAATACTAACATCACCAGCAAATCTTAATTCTTTATCTACTGATTGCATTAGATTTCATCTTTAAAGTTTTTAAGAATCGTTGATAATAACTGTAGTGATATAATTTTAATTCTACGCTTAGATTCATTTACTTGCGCTTCATAATTTGCATTAGTAATTGGAACTGCAGAAGGATAATCTGAAGAAACAATAATACCTTTAGCATTCTCGTAATGATGTGTAGCGTTTACATTTTCGCCATACTTTTGCGTAACATATAAATCAAGTGCTGGCTGAGTTAATGGCCAATCGCCAAGATAA